GGTAGCACCAATCCGGCTGTTGCGCAAAATGCGGCTGCGAAGACAGACATGGATCTGAGAGATATGCTCGAGGGGTTTGGGGGAGCCGAGAGCGTTCAAGAAATGGCGCGCCTTTATCTCCAGCTACAAAACCCTGCGCAGAAAGGCGCATTCGTTCGAGGATTAGGCCTGACACGGAAGATTGGCAATGCGCTTTATGAAGTCTGGCAGCATGCTCTCCTGACTAATCCCATCTCGCAAACGAAGAATATTATTTCGGGCGTCTGGACGACTTTTCTTGCGCCAAACCTCGAGCTTGCAGGTGGCGTTGCTATCGGCTCGGTCAGGCGCGCCATCACTGGTGCGGATGACGGCGCAAAGCTTACGGATCTGCAAGCTCAAATGTTTGGGCAAATCGTCGCAATCCGAGAAGCGATTATTGGGTCAGGCCAAGCGTTTTGGCATGGAAGTGTCCCCTCAAAAATTGAAGGCTCAGAGGCCGGGGCTCTTGCCGGTACAGAAGGCACTAAGCGTGTACCAGCATTCTCAGGTGAGGCGTTTGGTCAAGAAGGGGTAATCGGCACGGGCATCGATGTCCTGGGGTTTATCGCAACGGGAGGGCGCGTTGCGTTTCGTACTCTCGAGGCGGGAGATGCATTCTTCAAAGTCGCAGCTCGCAGGGGTGAGCTCTACAAGAATGCCCTGGTTGAAGGGCAAGCTCGAGGCAAGACCGGCGAGGATCTTGTTGACTTCATTGCCGAGTACATTGCGGACCCACCTGCCGAAACGCTCAACAAGATGGAACAGAAAGCCAAGTATGTCACTTTGCAGACTGAGCTCGATGAGGTTGGCAAGGCTATTAACAAGATAGCGAAGCTGCCCATCCTGAGATATTTCGTTCCGTTTGTTAAGACGCCTTACAACGCAGCCAAATATAGTTTTGTCGAGCGTTCACCATTAGGCCTGGCCTGGGGATCTACCGGCGCAATGATTCGCGCTGGGGGAGCTCAAAGAGATGAGGCAATCGCCAGGATCTCTCTCGGCACTACGATTGGGATGGCTGCGACTACAATGGTGCTCACGGGAGACATCTCGGGCGGGGGTCCGGCCAACCCAGCGCTAAGAGCATCTCGGATTGCACAAGGATGGCAACCATACTCGATTAAGGTTGGGGGCAGGTGGCATAGCTATGCTGGCTTTGAGCCGCTCAGTTCAATTGTTGGCGTATGGGCCGATGCCGCTGAGATTCTAACGAGTACGGATTGGGGTGACGACGACCTAACCCCGCAAGACGTTATCGGCGCAGCTATCGGCGCAACCCTCTACAACGCCAGCAACAAAACATTCATGCAAGGTTTCGCAACGATGGCGCAGGTCATCCAAGATCCAACCCGCTACTCGGGTCAGATGATGGACAAGTTCGGCAAGTCTCTCGTGCCTCGAGGCCTGGCAAATCTCAAGATGACAGGAATACCAGGGGTTGTTGATGCGGACCCTGTTATCCGAGATGCCCAAACATTTATGGAAGACATCAAGGCGCAGATCCCAGGCTTGTCAGCAACGCTCAAGCCCTCGGTGGATCGTTGGGGCCGAGACAAGGTGCGAGGCGTAGTCGGCGCAGACGGCGAGCGCAACCTCGCTCTCGGTCCAGATCGACTAAGCCCAATCTATATGCGGGATGAAAAGGAAAACATTGTTGATGAGGAGATGATCCGGCTCGGCGGCATCTACCTGCGAAACGACAGTGCGGTAATTACGCCGGACGGTTTAAGGGAGCCAATCACGCTCACCGACGACATGCGTTATTTCCGCAACCAGGAGCGAGGAAAAATCGGGTTCAAGTTGCTGAAGGCTTTAATCGAGGGCGAAGAGTACAAACAGCTCAAGGAGTACTCGGAAAAAGCGCGAGCTGCCGGGACACCAAACGAGAAACTCGATGCCAAACTCAAGCAGCGAATCAGAGGTGCATATATCGACGCTCTTGATTTGGCAGATCAAAAATTAATGCGGCATGAAGTTTACGGGGAATCTCTCTCAACCTTAATTCAGGAAATGGCGCGTGACCAACAATCGGCAGATGAAATAGGTGCAAGATGACAGTTTCAACAACGACGACTAAAGCGAGCGCATCAGGTAACGGGAGCACCCATTCTTTTGCGTACAACTTTAAAATTTTCGCCAACGCGGATCTGCAAGTTATCATCCGTTCCAGCACAGGCGCTGAGACAACCAAAACCCTGGACACGCACTATGTTGTAACGGGTGCGGGAAGTGCGTCCGGCGGCAATGTATTGTTCAAATACAATACGGGCTCGAGCTCGGACGCGCACTACTCAACCAGTGATTATCGTCCGGCGTCCGGCGAGACTGTCGTCATCAAACGTGTGCTCGGTCTGACACAAGGTACAGACTACATCGAGAACGACACGTTCAGCGCGACTGATCACGAGAACGCCTTGGACCGGGTAACGATGATGGCGCAACAGCTTCAAGAGATTTTCGATAGAACCTTGAAAGTCTCGAGCACC